CTATCGTTTAACTTACTACAGGGAGCTAACCAGTCTATATTAGATAACATGATGATGTTACAAGAAGCATTTGCTGGACAATTTTTAAATAAGTCTGATATGGCTTGGGCAAAAGGACAGTACTGGGGATCAGGTATGGCTATTACAGACATAGGTAGATTTGACCCAAAAAGTAAAATTGCAAAAGCAGTAGAGTATTTTGATGCATTAACAGAGTTTACAGATACTGAAGGAAATCAAATAGTAGGAGGTAAAAGAAGAAAAGCAGCAAGAACTGGTAACCTATTGTTTTTACAACAAGCAGCTGAGCATGAATTATCTGCTACAAGAATGCTAGCAGTAATGAAAAACTTAGAAGGTACATTAAAAGACAGTGATGGTAATGTAATACTAAATGAAAAAGGTAAACCTGCTAATTTATATGACTTACTTATAGTAGATGAAAAGACCGGTAAGATGTCTATAGATCCTAGAATTGATGAAGCGCAATCTAATTTTAATAGATTAGACTTTATTACAAAACTACAAGGATTAAGTAGAAGAACTAACCAGATAAAAGGTAAGATGCATACTAATATGTTACAAAGAAGATGGTGGGGTAAACTATTTATGCTGTTCCGTAACTGGATGCCGCCTGGAATCAGGAGAAGGTATGGTCACGGTGGAAGTTCTACAGTGCATGTAGATGAGGAATTAGGTGTTCTTACACAAGGTATGTATGTATCGTTTTGGAATTTTATAGCAGAAAGTGTATCAACTAAATCTTTTGCATATACTAATATGACTGAGATGGAACAACAAAATGTTAAAAGAACATCTGTAGAACTAGCGTCTTTAATGGGAGCCATGGCATTAGTAGCAGCATTAGCAGATCTTGATGATGAAGATAAATCATGGTTAAGTAACTTTGCACTATATCAAGCTAAAAGATACCAAACAGAGATTAAACAATGGACACCGCTACCAGGTGCAGGGTTGTCAGAGGCATTTAGAATATTACAGTCTCCTACTGCAACGGCTAGGCCAATACTAAAAGGTGGTGATTTACTAGGACAAATGCTACGTGAGACTAGATACATACTAGGAGATCCATTTATTGATGACTCTGCTATTTTTTATCAAAGAAAAACCGGTAGATTCCAAAAAGGAGACCGTAAGATAAGAAAAGATTTTGAAGATTTATTACCAATATTTAGAGGCTTGCAAAAATCAAAAACTCCAGAAGAAGCTTATAAATGGTTCACTACCTTAGAATAGTACTAATATTTTTATTTATAGTAGCTTGTAGTAAAGAGGTTGATGATTTAGGATTTAGAACTTATGTTATACCAGCAGGTGAGCATAGTTCTGGTAACTTTATTAATCATCCAAACAACTCCAGGCTAGCATTTGATTTTATATTAGACGAGTCAGCAGAATATTATACAGAAGTACCAGAAAATCAGCATGATGTAAACAAGATTTATGGTATGAGTGACTTTGGTGTAAGACATCAAAAGTATTCTATACGTCTTGGATGGCGCTACATAGATAATGAAATAGAACTATGCTGGTTAAGACATGAAGAAGGTAGGCATAGCTCTGCTACAATAAGGACTATAGAACCCAATACAGTGTATAGCGCTATGATAGACATCACAACATTTTATTATGTTATAGTTATAAATAGTGATACTACAATGGTTAGACGTAGGCCAGAAGGTTACTGGGGATTAATTAGAAGATATTATTTATATCCATACTTTGGTGGTAACGAGTACGCGCCACATGATATTACTATAAAAATAAAAGAATAGCTAGGGGCAACAAAAAAGGGGCAACGCCCCTTTCTTTATGATGGCCAAATAATAACCATTACTGCATACTCATTTTTAACAACAATAAATAACCTATAAGGTCATCAACTGTATCCTCAGTTTGATCATTTATACCTTTGTTTTTTATACGCATGATTTTATCATCTATACGTGCACAGATAGCCTCTGTTGCATCAAGCCTGCTAAATATCTGTACAGGATCTAGAGCCGTGTTACCATAAGCTTTGTTTTTACTCTTTAATAATGCTACAACCTCACTAGATACTTTGTCTAGTTTGTCTGCAAAATCATCAGAGTGCGTACTTGTTTCTACCCAAGAAGGTATTGTGCATTGTACTAAAGGTTCTACATTATTAGGATTAGTATAGAAACAAAGATCATTAGACTCTTCAGCGCATAGCTTAAGTTCTGTCTTTTTAATCTCCGTAACTATATACCTACTCCCAATAACTCCTCGATGATGATGTTGATCATGTTTTCTTAATATTACAATATCATTTATATTCATAGTAGTTTTTTTAGTTTATAAATTTCAGGATCATATGTTTCTTTTTCTACATTTATTATACTTAATAGCTCTGACTCTTCTGGCAAGTCCGCATTCAATCGTTTCTCTAACAATTTCCTACGTTTGTCACTTTTAAATATAATCTGACCCATCTCGTCTTCTATATCAGCATGATGAAAGTCTAGAATATCTAACTTATAGTCTCTCGTAAACTTAGAATATTTACCTAGCATAAATGCCCTGTATTCTCTTTTATATCCTTTAGGGATATTAAAAACAAACATTACATAATTAGGGCTAGGGTCATATCTACGTTTAAAGAATTCTACACTTTTCATAATTTTCTCAAACTTAATATATCTTGTATCAGAAGACCATCTATACAGCAAAGCTATACAGTTAGTATCTTCTGGAGTACCTATAAAACAATTTACAAAGAAAGTATTCCAAAAATATAATTTTTTATTACCAGGTAACATAGGCATTACAAATGTTGTTGCCTTTGTTCTCTTAGCAATTGATACATCATAGGCTATTGTCCGTGCATCGTCACCAATTATAGGCTCTATGATGTTAATTTTATATTTTATTTTCTTTATAGGAACTGTAAACCCTAATTGTATATTAAGGTTATCAGGGCCTTCTAAAGCTATAATTTCATTGTCTTTTTTAATAGGTTTTAAGCAAGTTACATTGCCTGTAATTCTAAATGTCAATGCATTTAAAGGTTTGTATACTAAATTGTCACACTCTACTACCATAGTTCTTCTTGATTTGAAAATTCAACTTTATGTGTTATTAAATCAGGTAATTCTATACCGGTTTCTCTTAACACATCTTCTTTAGTTTTAAGTATGTATATTAACTTAAAGGTCTCTGTAAATCTATGAATTCCTTCAGAATTTCCAAACTTTTCTATGTATTTATTTAAAACAAATGTAGGCATTTCTACAGGTAAAAGGTTTTCTAACCATGTATCTGCAGTTTTAGGCCCTACTTTAGGGATCCCAGTAATACCATCTGTAGAGTCACCCATTAATACTTGTTTCCATAAGAAACGTAGGGATTCACTCTCATCTACAGCTATAAATTCACCTTTACCATAGTTATAATTAGATACTTTGTTTTGATATAACACATCCTTGTCAGGACTACATATAATAGTCTTAATAGGATCATGATACACTGATACTAAGTCATCTGCTTCTAGTTCCGGTATAAATGTAAACTTCCAGTGTTGTTTTAAATACTCTTTAATTGCAGGGAATATAATTGGTAATGCATCTCGTTTTCTATTATGTTTGTAGGGTTTTGTAGTTGCTATATTATATCTAAAGCATTTACCTTGTGTTAGAAAACCGGCATAGTGTTTACATCCTGTAATATTTAACATTTGATTAATTCTCATGTCAATACCTGCTAGTGCTTCTTCTAGTGTGTCTTTTTTCATCTCATAATAGATTAAACTATCACCATCTATTAGAGCTATCATATCGTCTCTCTTGACGCCTTCTCTTGTCATATTTTAAATTTTAGGGTATCGATATAAAGGGGAGCAGTATCTTCTGTGAGGTCTGTTACTCCCCCTATATCTTACCAATTAAACACTAGCTACAGAGCGTTTAGCTCAGCAACTTCCTTGTCACTTTGAGCTTTTTTATCAGCTCGCTCCTGTACAGCTTGGGATCTCATATCGTCCCACTCTGCATCTGTCATAGCTGCGTAACTAGAGCTATGGTAAATAGATCCATTCACACCTACTAAGGAAGAATGAACAAAGTATTGCTTACATCTAATAGCGCCGTCTTCATCACAAGGCACAGCCCCGATATGCATAGGATCTACAAAGATGTTGTGAATCTCTCCACTATAAAAAGCAATATACTTTAACCCGCCGATGTGAAGCCCCTTAACGCATGACGTCGTATCATTTACGTTAACCTGGCTCCAATCAGCAAGTCTGTGAGTACAACCCACTCTGATAAAATGTTGTGGCTTTGCATAACCATTTGGGCCCTCGCAAAAGAATGCGTCCCCACTGTTACCCATAACCGCGGGTTCAAATAGTCTATCTTCTACGTGTTCTGGTAAGCCATCACCTTCTATCTCACCGGTGTCAACATTGAACGTTCTTTTATAACGATCTTCTTGTTCACCAGTTTCTGAATTAAACTTATGCAGCACTTCTCTAGAGACCTTGTAACCATTTAGTAATCCCTCATGGGTGATTTTCATTTGGTACATTGTTGCTCTTTTGTTAGCCGCATCTTCGCTTAATCCATGATTTTCCATAAGATCTTCTTTATGTTTAGGATGCACATATTGCATATTAACAAAATTAAAGAATCTATTACAGAAATCTTCTCCATGACCTTGCTTCATCTTTCTCCACAAGATTGGATTTCTCAACCAACGTGTCCACATTTTTACCAAAGGCATAAAGTCTAACTCTTTATCTAAAGAGTCAAAGATTCTGTCTACAAGCGCTTGTGGCATAGGTATACTAGATACTACACCTTCGTGCTTAAGAAAGAACTCTCCTGTTCCTTTGTTTACATGCACATACGGACATTTGGTTTCGATTGTCTTTGTGTAATCTACTATAGTTAACGTTTCAAAAGCTTTTATCAACTCATTGTAGTTTTCCATAGTTGTTACACTGTTTGCTTGCTGAGCAAGCTCTTGCATTTGATCATACAGCTCTTTGCTGTACTCTACTGTGAATGGGTGCTCCCCATAATTACCACAGATTTTATCTTCTATTACATTAATTGTTATCATATTATCTATTTAATTGGTTAAAAAATGTACCTTATAGTATTCCAAGGTACTTTACTTTCGTGTATTTGTCTAAATTGTTTAATATATTCAGACTTCTGTCCAAGTTTGTATCGTATATTTTCTCCACCATACTGTGACTTTTTTATTTCTTGCTTATCAAGAACCCATAGATCTACTTCTGTCTCTGGATGTCTGTCTAAGTTTACAGTATGTTTTTTAAAGTTATGTGTCAAAAATATACACTCTGATAAAACTTGATCTTTGTAGCCAACATAATCATTCATCATATCAAATATATACTCATAGTCTTGTAACCAACCATCGTATACAATAATAGGACTGTAATTTACATGTACATCATAGCCTGCTTCTATAAAGGCATCGATAGCTTTTATCCTATCAATGATCTTAGTAGTTCCTGGCTCATGTAAATCTGATTTATGTTGTGGCATTAGACTAAATCTAATACGTATTTTACCTTTAGGATCAAAGTTAATTAGCATTGGGTTTACAAACTTAGTTGCAAAACTACCCATAGCTACAGGATGATCTCTAAAGAATTCAAATATTCTTTCCCAGTCATGATACTTAGCATGCAATGCAAAATCTTCATTGCAGCTAATATCATAAGTGGTAAATTCTGGATGCGTCTGATTAGGTTTGTCTACTGGTGTAAAGTATGCATGATTATTAACTTCTGTCAATATATCACCCGTGTTTACAGCAACAGACAAACCTTTATCTTTGTGACGTTTCATATAACAGTAAGAACAATTATACAAACAGCCATAACCAAAACTAGGAGAAATAAAATCCGTCGACCTACCAGAGGGACGGATCTTAAAAGTCTTTCTAATGTCTTTAGTTATTAGCTTTCCCATGTTTCTCTAGATTTAGCTCTTAGATAAACTCTAACTTCTTTCTCAAGTTCAGAGGACATTGTACAGTCTCTGTTCTCAAGACACATTAGCTCATCTAGTAGCGGTTTAACCTCTTCTGCAAATTCTACTATATTATCATACTTAGCTAATATAGTCAAATCAGCAGCTTTAGCCTCACTAATATCTGATAAAACAAACAGTTCTTTAGACTTTTGCGCTATCAAATCTTCATCATCACACTGTGTTATAAACTTTTGAAATTCAAATACTTTATCCATATGTTCAACTATAGCTGGTGCTATCTCTGCAACTCTTTTGTATTCATAATATGAATAATTATCATTCCTCAAATCCATGAGTTCGCAATAATCTTCTTGTAATGTAGGGTGTATACATTTAAGTCCCTGCAGAAATTTAAAGTTATTTATCTTTTCTAGTTTATGTGCTGTGTAATATTTAATAAGTGAATTGTCCATAGTATATCCATTGTTATCTGTTAGTTGTAAAAATAGTTCATCGATGTGTTTGACATTAGGGTTTTGTGTAATAAACTTAACCTTATTTTGACTAACACGTATCAGCTGTGGTGTGTCCCATCCTTGTACAGGATTAACTGCCCAGTCATAATACTGACCTTTATTATCCCATTTCATAAATCTAACAGGAGGATGCTCATACCAAAAGATAGGGTAATTTGGAGCTTCTCTTTGATTACCATTATCAGACCATCCAGCTTCTGGATAAACTTCTTTAAAATGTGGAGCAACGTTTTTAAGTAATAAAGCAGCTGCTCTCATTTTACCTTCGTCTTCTTTAGTACAATAATAAATACGAGTAGAACTAGACATAAGATCTTTAGCTTTAGGTTCTATCTTTTCTAAAGTTAAGTTATCTTCTTTTAAGTGATCCCACCTAAGAGTATATGCTACCATTCTTTTCTCTATCTCACGTCTATCTACAGCTGAAAGATTAGTAAACTTAGACTTTTCTTCGTCTTCTGCTTCTATTTCTTTACACTCTACAATAAAATCTTCTGGTACTTCTACACTATCATAGTTTTTATACCACTCAGATTTAGTAATAAAGTTTAGAATAGCAGTTCTTTTAGCACTTACTCTAGCTTTATCTTTTAAGAGCAACATCTGCGCATCAGTTGTACCTGCTTTAAGTATATCCTCACGATAAAACTCATCAAGATCTACTAAGCTATAAGTACAAACTTTATTCTTATCAGCATGTTCTTGGCCTAGTTGTCTTAGATAAACATCTTTATACTTACTAAATTGCTCTTCTCTAGCATAAAAATGTTTAGCATCAAAACTGTGCCAATCTTTTACAGGCTCACGCTCTATAGCATTAGCTAGCCTAAAAGGTCTCATAAGTTTTAAACCTTCAAATAGCTTAGTTATATGACTATATTTAATTCTAGGATCAGGGCCAAACTTAGGCTTAATCTCATTTTTATCAATAATACGTGCAATTCTAGATAGTATTCTATCATCAGTGTCTCCAGCTATAATAGATCTACATTTATCAATCCACTTTAAGAAATCAGTCTCTTCTAGCTGTTTCTCTACCATTTCACTAGCTTCTTCTGCAGCTGATTTAATCACACTTTTAATGTAATTTTTAGTTGATTCATTCCATATAACTTTCTCACGAGATGGAGTAACATCTACACCCTCCTGTAATACAGTCTCAGTTCCGTCTTCATTAGTAACTACTTGTCTAGCTGGACATTTGAAAGCAACACAACCATACATCTGCTCCATTTCTAGTTCTTTAAAATCAATATAACCATAGTTAATACCTGTAGAAGCTTCTTTGTCTTTTACAAGAACAATGTGAGGCTTACTAAAATAATAACTGTCACCAACAATTATATTCTTAGAGTTATATAATACCTCAGTTTTAAAATTAACATCCCTTGGATATTCATCTTCGTCT